CCAGGAATTCCTCGACGACGAGGGAGAGCTGAAGGAGGGCAACTCCTACGAGGCGTACGACGAGCACAGCTACGACGCCTGGAACGACTCGCACGGCGACCTCGGGAGCCTGCTCGCGGAGCTGGAGGACGCGCTCGCCCGAGAGAACAAGCAGTCCGAGTAGTGCAAGTGTGACATGCCGAAACCTCCGGAAGGAGGTCGGCCGAGGGTGGCGCCTCGGTCCTGATGATGGCAGCCAGACGAGAGGAGGTAGCGCGTGAGGATCACGCCGAGGTCGCACGAGGTCAAGAAGATCGTCGACATCCTCGAAGATCCGACGTTCGACAGCCCCGAGCAGATGGCCAAGGCGGTGATCAAGGAGGTCGGGGACATGCTCCAGATGCGTGACCTGTACGCCCTCGTCCACACCTGGGACGGCGGACACAAGGGCCTGAACTTCGGCCCCTTCGGCGCCGTCGCCGAGGCGGAGAGCTTCGCGAAGAAGGTGAGCATCGGAGGCACCGGCAAGATCGTGCCGCTGACGTCCTCCGGAGTCATCCTCGCCAACGCGCAGGGCAAGGCCGGCGGCTGGCCCGGCTACTGCTGGAACCCCGAGTGCGGGCACAGCCCCAACGACCACGCCATCGAAGGATCGAGCCGAGGCAAGTGCCACCGGGTCGAGTGCAAGTGTGACAGGTTCGTCAAGGACGACCCGAGCATCAAGGCCAAGAAGAAGACCGCGGCCCGCAAGGGCTCGGCCAAGGCGATCAACGAACTGTAGGAGGTAGCGGAATGGGATGCGAGTGGAGGCCGTGCGACTGCGGAGCCAAGCGTGACTTCATGAGCCGGCACAACGCAGAGAAGGCGCTGGGCAAGGCCCAGGCCAAGCGCAGCCGGCAGGGCGCAGCCCGAGGAACCATGCGCGGCCTGAAGGTGGAGAGCCGCGCCTACCAGTGCCCCGAGGGTGGCTGGCATCTGACGGCCGAGTCGCGGGCGTCGTACGAGAACCGGATGACCAAGGAGGTAGCGCGGTGGTGAACGGATACGGCTGGATCGACGAGGGTCAGCGCATCGCGGAGGACACCAGGCGCGGGGGAGAGCTCGACCTCGACGCCATCAAGGCCAGCTCGATCGTCTTCGAGCGGCCGGTCGACACCCAGACGCTGGAGTTCAAGGCGCCCCCGCCCCCGCAGGTCGGCGGGTTCGTCGAGGAGCTGCACGCCCTGAAGAACGAGGTCGACATCTGCCGGGCCGGCCACTGCACCTCCGGGTACACGGCGGTCCGCCTGGGCGACCGAGTGAAGCGACTGGAGGCCGCGCTCCGCGAGGCCCTGACTCTCCTCGGGGAGGCTGTGTAAGTGACGCAGGACCGTGAGCCGATCGCCATCGTCTACGCCTACCACCAGGCCCGCCAGTTCCCGGACGTCAAGCCCGAGAACGTCATCCCCTTCCGCCTGATCCACCTACTCAGAGGGCGAAGGCCCTCGGTCATCTACCGCACCGGCCTCGGCAAGTCCCCCCTCGCCTGGCGGATGCTCGCCGAGCTGGAGCACCTGGCCTGGACGACCGGCGCCGAGATCGTCCACGAGCGACAGCTTCGAGAGGAGGCGCCCAGTGCGGCGTGACAACACCCCCGTAATCGTGACGTTCGTGGTCGCCGTCTTCGTCCTCGGCCTGCTGAGCGGCGCCCTCATCACCGACCACGCCTGGAAGGCCAGCACCCACTACGCCCAGGAGGAGCACACCCCGTGACCGACTTCACCACCCGCTCGGACGTCACCGTCGAGCTCGTCAAGGCCAGCGCCACTGACTCCGACGTCGCCACCGCGGCCCGAGTCTCCACCAAGGGCGGCTCGCACGACGAGGTCGTCGACCTGGAGAAGGACGCCGGCCTGATCAACTTCCTGATGCGGGACCGGCACGGCAGCCCCTTCGAGCACACCTCGTTCACCTTCTACATCGAGGCCCCGCTGTTCGTGGCGCGCGAGCACTTCCGTCACCGCGCCGGCTGGTCGTACAACGAAGAGTCGGGACGCTACAAGGAATTGGCCCCCGTCTTCTACGTCCCCGGCAAGGACCGCCCCCTGATCCAGGTGGGCAAGCCCGGCGCCTACACCTTCGAGCCCGGCGCCCCGATCCTGGGTCTCTACACCCGCTCGACGATGGAAGACGCCTACGTCGAAGCCTTCCAGGCGTACTACGCCCTGCTGAGTTCGGGGGTAGCTCGCGAGGTGGCCCGCATGGTCCTGCCGGTGGGCATCTTCACCTCGTACTACGCCACCTGCAACGCCCGCAGCCTGATGCACTTCCTCGGACTGCGCACCAAGAGCGAGGCGGCCACCTTCCCCTCCTTCCCGCAGCGTGAGATCGAGATGGTCGCCGAGCTGATGGAAGATCACCTCGCCGAGCAGATGCCCCTGACGTACGGCGCGTTCAACGCGAACGGGAGGGTCGCCCCGTGAGCCAGAACCCCATCGTCACCGTCGAGTGGCGCAAGACTCGCTGGACGCCGGCCGAACGCGAACGGCTGGCCCGCCTCCTTCTCGGGCCGGTGGCCAAGAAGGACTGACGTAGGTACACTTTCACACGGCGCCCGCGCCCCCCAGGTCACTGACTTGGGGGGCTTCGTGCGTTACCGCACAACCCAGGAGGGGGACCATGCGTACCAAGACTCTGCCGCGCAAGACCAAGACGCTGCGGGTGGCCATCTACCTGCGCGTCTCCACATCCAAGCAGCTCGACGGCTACGGCCTCGATGTGCAAGACGCGCGATGCCGAGCATGGGTCGACTACCAGCTCAAGGGCACACCGCACACCATCGTGGACGTGTACTGCGACGGGGGAGTGTCGGGCAAGCTGGCCCACCGCGAAGACCTCGACCGCCTCACCGCCGACATCGAGGCCGGACTGATCGACGTCGTCGTCTTCGCCAAGCTCGACCGCATCGGCCGCACGATGCGCAACATTCACCGCTGGGTCTACGACGTCACCGACTACGGCGTCCGCATCGCCACCGCTGACGGCCGCATCGACTCCGACGACCAGATGTTCGGCATCCAGCTCTCCCTCCTGGCGTACATGGCCGAGGTCGAGCACGCGCTGATCCTGGAGCGGACGATGGGCGGACGCATCCAGAAGATCGCCGGGGGAGGCTGGGCCTCCGGCACCCCGCCCTACGGCTACACGCTCGACGAGGACGGCGAGCCTGTCGTCAACCCCAACGAGCTGGAGGTGATCCTCAAGGCCGCCGAGCTCCTGGTCGACAAGCGCCTGAGCCGCGGACAGGCCGCAGCCGAGCTGAACGAGGCCGGCTACCGCACCCGGACCGGCAAGCTGTGGGAGGGCAACAACCTCGTCCTCCGCCTGCGCCTGGCAGTGCGCGGATACGTCGACTTCAGCTTCTCGGGCATGAACGAGGACGGCGAGGAGATCACCACCTCCTACCGCGTCGAACTGCCGCCCCTCTTCGAGGACGAGGCCCGCCGCGAGGCCCTGGAGGAGGCCCTGAAGGACATGAAGGGCACTCCCCGGACCTCCTACTCCAGTCACCTCCTTTCCGGCCACCTGTTCAGCCTCTGCGGCTCTTCCCGGTACGGCGTCAGCCGCTCCGGACAGAACGACTTCGTCTACCGGTGCTCCAACCAGGCCACGGCAGCCGAGGGGCACACCTGCAAGCAGATCGACGGCGAGGCGACCGAGGCGATCGTCTGGGGCGAGGTCGAGAAGCTGCTCACCGACCCCGACGCGATCAAGGGGCTCATCGACGAGTGGCTGGGCAGTATTCCCGACCGCGCCGAGTCCTACCGGGCCCGCATGAAGGAGATCGACGACAAGCTGCACCGCCTGCGCAACACCCGACGCAAGAAGATCGCCATGCTGGTCGCCTCCCTCGACGAGGACGACGAGGAGGACCAGAAGCTGATCGTCGAGCTGAAGGAGGAGATCGCGAGCAAGGAGAAGGAGCTCCGCGAGGAGCAGGAGCGCATCGCTGAGTGGCTGGAGGAGGCCGAGCACAAGGAGGAGCGTGCCGACAACCTCCGCTCGGTCATCGACCGCGTCGGCACCAACGTGCAGGGCCTGAGCAAGGCCGACAAGAAGGGGGTGCTGGAGCTCCTGCGTGTCCGCGTCGACATCGTCGGCGACAGCGTGTCCGGGCAGAAGGGTGGGACCAAGGACCCGATGCTGGAGTGGCACCGCGAGAAGGGGGTCGAGATTCCGCTCGCGGTCTCCGACGAGCAGTGGGCCCGCGTCGAGGGCATCCTGGCAGGAGGACGTAAGCCGAAGCGGGAGGACCGGCCGTGCTTCGAGATGCTGCTGGAGAAGCTGCGGGAGAAGAAGGGCTGGCATGACTACGACCGCGACGAGCGCATGGGCGGGAAGGGCTGGGGCTTCCTCTACCGGCTCGGTCGGCGCTGGTTCGCGGACGGGATGTACGCCGCCGCTCTGGAGGAGATGACCCCGTACGTGGGAGTGCCGGCACCTGATGGCTACACTCTGCCTCCCATGAAGATTTACGGTGTCATCGACGATTCGGTGGAGGATGTTGTGAATACCTCGGAGAAGGCAGTGAAAGCTGAAGCGGGTGGGCGTACTCCTTCCACCAAGGGGATTCGCGGAACCGCTTCAGGTTTCGAGTTCGAGATCGGCACCGCCAAGACCGCCTGACCAGGCAAAACAGAGGGCCCCTCGTCGCGATGACGGGGGGCCCTTCTGCATTCACGAGGCACGACGCTGCGTTCCCGGCCAGACCGAGCGCCGCACCCCCTTCGGATGGCACGAGCAGCCACACCGATGCCGGTCATACACCACGCCCTGCACCACGCAGTCGACGTTGCCGTTGCAGACGTGGTGGAGGTCGAGGGCGCACGCTGGCGCCTTCCCGACCCCCTTCTTTACTGGCGGGGCTGCCATGCCGTGAATCCGTTGAGGATCATGCACTCGCCGCACGCCTTCAGGACGGCCGGCGGCCCCGAGATGCGCTCGTGGCAGGCCACGATGGTCAGATCAGGCTTCACCTTCAGGCAGTAGTCACACGGTTGCTCCATGCGCTGAGCGTAGCGCGCCATGGTGCGCCGTAGCGACCCGTAGCGCGCAATTCCCCGGTCGCGGAGCATGGTGCACCGTCGTACGGTCCGAGATCATGGAGATCCAGATCGACAGGCGCCGCTCGGTGTGGCCACAGGTCGCCCGCATCGTCCGTGAGCGGGTGGAGAGCGGCACGTACCCTGCCGGTGAAGCGATCCCGTCCACTGTGGACCTCGCAGCCGAGTTCGAGGTGTCCACCAGCACCATGCGCAAGGCCCTCGTCTCGCTGATCGAGGAGGGCACGCTGTGGGCGGAGCCGGGGATGGGAACCTACGCCCGAGACGCCGAAAAGCCCCCCACCCAGGAAGGGTGAGGGGCTTCTCGGCTTGCGTCAGCGCACCGGGCAGGCGCCAGTCGCGCAGTCCTCGTCGGTGGAGTCCTCGACGGACGTCACCTCGTACTGCGCGAACTGCTCCGCGGTCAGTCGCTCGTAAGGGGCCTGCTCGCGGGTCCCGTCCGGCATCAGGGTCGTGCCCTTCAGGTCCGGCAGCCATCCGGCGATGATCTCGGCGGCCTCATCGAGGGTGTACTTGCCCTCGGGGAAGTTCACGGTGAAGCTCACCGCGTTGTCGGCGTAGTCGGTCTGGTACATGGCCTGGAAGGCGAGCATCGCGTTCAGGTCGATCTCGTCGGCAGACTCCACGACCTCCGGGCTGTAGCCCAGGGCCTCGACCTCGGCGACCAGCTTCTCCTTGGTCGGGTAGGCGACGACCATGGTGTTGCCGGACTGGTCGTAGATGCACTTCTCGACCAGGTGGCCGGCGAGCATCGCCTCCTGCACCGTCGCGGCCTGGGCCGGGTCGGTCATCGAGAAGCGGACGCGACGCAGGAAGTGTCGGGCGTAGATCGGGTGGACTCCCTCACTCACGCCGGGCAGCTTCGCGATCGAGCCGGTCGGCGCCACGGTCGTGACCTTCACGGGCTCCGGCACGCGCATGGCGAAGGCGTACTCGCGGGCCTCGGTCCGCACCGTCTTGCGCAGCAGGCGCAGGAGCTGCCTGGCGGCCTCGTTGTACGGGACCTGCGAGTAGGGGATGCCGTTCTTCGCGAAGAAGCCCTGCACTCCGAGGTGTCCGACGCCGATGCGCCGCTCGCTGTGCATCACCTCGCGCTGCTGGTCGTCCGTCATGTCGCCCCAGGTGGCCCGGAGCAGGAAGCGGGTCATCAACTGGTGAGCGCGGAGCATCCCGTCCAGGTCGAAGTCGCCGTCCTTCTCGGTGGGGGAGAAGTAGTCGAGGTTGACGTGGCCGAGGACGCAGGCGCCGGTCTCGGGGAGCGCGATCTCGCCGCAGGGGTTGGTCGCGATGACCTCGTTGACCTCGCCCTCATTGGAGTACGAGCTGTTCCAGTAGCCGGGCTCACCGTTCAGGAGCATCCCCTGGACGACCTTGCCGTGGACCCCGGACGCCTCGACGTGCCGGCCGTCCGTCACCTCGTTGAGGGCCTGGATGAAGCGGTCGTCGATCTCGACGCTGATGTTGGTGGTCCAGTGCTTGGAGCCGTCCGCCTTGCACGCCAGGAAGTCGTCGATGTACGGGTCGTCCCAGGCGCAGATCGCCATGCGGGCCGAGCGGCGGACACCGCCGGACACCACGCACTCGGCGATGGCGTGGTCGATCTCCATCGCTTCGGTCGGGGTGACGTGCGCGGCCTTGGCGCCGGACAGGATGGAGGCGACCTCGATCATCATGCGGGCGAAGGGGCCCGGACCGCTCGCGGTGCCGCCGAACGTCTTCAGTCGGGAGCCCTTGCAGCGCACGCGGCTCACGTCGTACACGCGGTCGGCGTGCTTGACCTCGTCGTCGGTCATGAAGGTGTCGATCAGGTCCACCAGTGCGGCGGACCAGCCCTCACGGGAGTCCTCGACCTCGAAGGCGCCGGCCCAGTCGGAGTCGTACTGGTCGGAGAGCAGGCCCGCGGCCTTCATCTCGGCGTAGTCCTGGTGCATGGGGTCGCACACGATGTGCGCCTTCAGCTCGCGACGCGGTGCGCCGTACGGCTTGAGGTACTTGGAGCTGTAGTTGCCGCCGACACCGCCGCCCTCCATCAGGCGCATGAAGGTGAACTCGAAGTGCCGGCTGAGGCGTTCGCCCCACGGGGCGACGTGGCAGTTGAAGAGGTACTGGCGGCCCTTGACGCCCGTGGCCCACAGGTGGCGGCCGGCGGGGATGATGGCGAACACGTCCATGAACTTGACGAGCTCGTCGTACTCGTCCTTGGCGTCCTGCGGCCAGCTCTCCATGTCGGGGCCGTGGACGAGGGCGAGGTTGCCGCGAGCAACGCGGCGGACGGTGTCCGGCCAGGTCTCCTTGGAGCCATCGGCCAGCGTGCGGGAGTAGGTGCGCTCGTAGACGAGCTGCCCGGTCGGGCCGAAGGGAACCTGGTTGTCGGTCGTCACTGAGTGAGTCCTCCTTGAAGTCGTGGTTGCACTGCCTGAAGGGGGCGCCCCGCTCGGACGCCCCCGCTTCACTTACACACCTGGGGTTACGGGACAGGCCGCCCGATCAGTTCGCCGATCACCACGATCAGCCGCTTCAGGGTGCCCGCGCTGTACGCAGCGAGGTCGGAGAGCACCTTGACCTGCGCCGCCATCTCCTCGGCCGTGGGTGCCGGGTTGGCGAGGTAGGCCAGGCTCAGGTCGATCCGCTCGTCGAGGTAGCCGATCGCCCCCTCGGCCTGCGAGTGCAGGGCGTCGAGCTGGAGCCGCGTCTCGATCCCGGCGAGCTCGGCCTCGTTGTAGGGGCGGGAGTAGATCAGTCCGTCATCGTGGTTGCGCCAGAAGTACAACTGGCGCTCCTCGTCCCAGAACTCCTCGTGCGCCTCGGTCATGCCGGCCGGGGGAGCGATCGGCTCGGGGGTCGTCTCACTCACTGCTCTACCTCCAACTGGTCGTAGCCGTCGATGTATTGCTCGCCGTTCAGGTGGGCGGCGAGCTTGCCCACGCCCCGCTCGATCCGGTACGAGACCGCTCGCTGCGTCACGCCCTGGTGGGCGGCGATGTGGTCCTGGAGGTCGTCCAGGTAGTACCGCATGAACAGGGCCTGCTTCTCCTCGAAGGTGAGGGGGCCCTTGTCGACGGCCAGGCGGACGTCGGCGAGGTGGACCAGGAAGTCGGAGCCCTTCTTCTTGTCGACGTGCCCCTTGGGCATGTCCGGGTCGGGCTTCTGCTCGTTCTTCATGCCGTACGCCGCGTCCTGGTCCCAGACGGCGGGCAGCATCTTCTCGACGATCGCTCGGTTGTAGCCCGGCATCAGGCCGCCACCTCCGCGGTGTCGAGCGCGGCCTCGTAGGAGGTGTGCCTCGTGCGGTGCTTGGCGTCGGTCCGTACGACCTTCACCAGCGCCTGGTGCAGCCGGGTGTAGAGCACGCCGTACCCGAGGGCGGGGTCGGCGAGCACCGCGCGCACCATGCGGGGCCTGGAGGCCAGGATGATCAGCGCTTCCTGGTAGGCGTCGTCGTACTCGATGGTGCCGGTGTCCGCGTAGTCCTGTGCGAGGCGGTAGGCGGCCCGCTCGGCGACTTTCACGGTCTCCGCGTCGTCCAGGACCGACCAGTCCACGCTCGCCTGCTCAGCGGTCTCGTATGCGTTCGTGATCTCGATGACGTTCAGGCTCACTTGCTCACTACCTCCTTCACGGGCACGCGGCCCTTGCTGGTGACGGCGACGATCAGTCCGGGGGCGCCCTCGGCGCCCTTGCTGTGGCGGAACCACGTCGACTCGGACTCCATCGACGGCACCTGGATGAAGGTCCGGGGCCCGTCCGCTTCGATGAACTCGTGGTGCAGGTGGCCGGCGAGCAGGAGGTCGGCCTGGTGCATGGCCGAGCTGCGCCCGAACGCCTGGCCCTTCCACCACTCGAAGTGCTTGCCGGGCCGGAACTGGTGGCCGTGGGCGTGGGCGACGATGGTGCCCGAGCAGTCGACGACGACCGTCAGCTCGTCAGTGTCGGGGACGTAGAACTCGACGTGACGGAACCGTTCGGGGTTGAGGTCGGCCGCGTCCTTGACGGCGATCAGGGACTCGGTGTCGTGGCTGTCGTCGTAGCGGGTCAGTCCCTTGCCGCTGATCCGGATCGCCTCGCCATGGTTGCCAGGGACGGCCGCCATGGTCAGCCGCTCACACACCGGGGCGAAGAGCAGGAGCGCGTGGAGCATCACTCGGCGGGTCAGGCGGATCTGCTCGTTGAGGGTGAGCTGGGTGCGCCAGGTGTTGGCGCCGCCCTGGCTGACGAAGCCCTCGACGTGGTCGCCGAGCCAGGCGATGTGGACGTGGCGGATGTTGAAGCGCATCCGGTACTCGACCAGCAGCTCGGCGGCCCGGTTGAGGCAGTCGATCGTGCGCTGGAGCGTGCCCTCGACGCCGTCTCCGTCGATCTTGCCGAACTGCATGTCGCCGAGGGCGACGATGAAGGTGTGGTCCTCGCCGTCCGTGTCGGGCAGTACCTGGATCACGTTGACCGGCGTGCCGTCCAGGGCTGCGATCAGCTCGTCGATCGGGGGCCGGCCCGCCTCAGTCACACTTGCACGTCGGGCGAAGGTGAAGCGGGTGGATACGCCCGTGTCCCCGTTCGCCATCGTCCACTCCGAGGAGCGCAGGCCGGTGACGGTCCACTCGGCCGGGTCGAGGCCCTGGCCCTGGAGCACGGCGGTGGCCGCACTCTCGTTGTCCTCGAAGGTCTCACCGCGGACCGTGACGTCGGCCTCGTCGCCCTTGATCTCGATCTGGCGGGTGAAGTCCTTCTCGGGGTCGACCTTCCGGCCGGCGACCGCAGGGGCGGTCGGCTTGGCGAGCAGCGCTTCAGTCAGTTCAGACACTGGTCACCCCCTCTCTGCGCAGTGAGCGCCTGTACGTGCGGATGGTGGATGCGGACACGTCGTGCCCGTTGGTGCGGAGCAGGTCTGCCAGCCAGTCGGCCGGGCTCGGGCCGAGCAGGACGGGCCGGAACGCCTCGCGCTCCTCTTCGCTCATGGCCTCGTAAATGGCCTCCAGTTTGTAGCCGGGCCTGCCGGGTAGCGCGCTCAGTCGAACGCTCCCAACTCCGAGGCCCAGTACATCTGGACCAGCTCGAAGGTCTCCTCGCGGGTGAAGCCCTCCTTACGGAGGGAGGCCCGCAGGTCGCCCACGATGGACGCCGCCCGCGTCACGTTGGAGAAGTGGTCGACGACCTCGGGCTCGGCCGTGATCTCCGCACCCTCCCACTCCTCGGGGAACCCCTCCTCCCCGGCGCTCACTTGCCGGCCTCCAGCTTCTCGGCGGCGGCCAGCGCGGCGGCGGCGAGCTGAACGAGGGAGTGCCGCTGTTCCTGCGGGTAGCAGGCCAGGGCCTCGAAGGTGAGCGACAGGAGCATGGCGTCGAAGGCGCCCGTCTTGGCGTACTCGCGGCCCCAGGCGGCTGCGCGGCCGTCGTGCTGGCGGCGCCTGAAGGCGTAGGCGTCGGTGGTCGTCCACTCGCCCACCTGCTTCAGCTCGGCGCGCACCTCGTTGAGGAGCTGCGTCATCGGGTCGGGCTTGCGGGCGGCCTTCTTCGGGGCCGGCGCCTTCTCGATGGTCTCTTCTGCCACTTCGGTCAGTCCTCCTTCTTCTGCACCAGGGAGAGCAGGTGCTCGGCCCCGTGTGCCATGTACGTGTCGGTGACGTCGGCCTTCAGTCGCACCGCCTTGGCGGAGCGCAGGGCGCGGGTGATCTTGCCGGTGAGCTCGGCGCCCGCGTCGTCGGGGTCGGCCCAGGTCCACACGCGGTTGAAGCCGGCGAGCATCCTGCGGTGCCGGCCGAACCACATGTTGGCGCCGGGGATGGCGACAGCCGGCAGGCCGATCTTGTTCAGGATGACGGCGTCGAGCTCGCCCTCGGTGACGTGGATCTCGTCGTCTGCGCGGTGGACGGCCCCGACGTTGAACATGCGGGGGATGTCGTCCTTGATGGTGTTGTACTTGCCGTGGAAGTAGTCGCGGTGGTTGTGCTCGGCGAGGCAGCGGAAGCGCACGGTGAGCGGCTGTCCGTCGCGGCCGAGGTAGGGGATCGCGAGCATCCCCCGGTACTTCTCGTGGCCCGGCGCCGGGTCGGCGACGATCCCGAGCCGGAAGGCCAGGGCCTCGTCCCGCCCGATGCCTCGCGCCATGAGGTAGGCCGCGGTCTCGGCCGTGAGGTGCGCCTGGTAGGTGGCTACCGCCTCCTCCAGCATCTCCTTCTGGGACGTCGAGAGCGGCGTGAGCGGTTCGTGCTCGGCCAAGCTGGATCTCCTCCTTACTTGCGCTTCCAGGCCGGCACGTAGCCGCTCCCGGTCTTCTTGCCCGGCTTCTTCTGGGCGGCTCGGTGGCCGCCTCCGTACCGGCTGGTGTATCCGTCGCTCTTCTCGGCGACCTGGCCCTCTTCGAGGCCGTGTTCCTTGGCGTACGCCTTGGCCTGCTTGAAGTCGATCTGCTTACCGAGCTGTTCGGCGTGGTACTTCTCGATCAGGGTGAAGCTGTCTCCGCCGTTGCCGCAGGAGTGGCAGTTCCACAGGCCCTCGTCGAGCCGGTAGGACATCGACGGGGTGTTGTCGTCATGCAGTGGGCACTTGGCCATGCCGGTGTTGCGCTGGTCGTTGAAGTCGACGTCGAAGTGGTGCATGACCGCGTCGAGCGTGGGCTTGCTGTCGGCACCTCCGCTCCGGTCGTTGTCGATGCGATGGAATCTCACGGGTGTGTCACCTCCAGGGCCTCCTCGACGGCGAGGACAACGGCCAGGTCGGAGTCGGGGTCTTCGATGTAGGCGAAGAACGCCTCGGTCTCGTCGTGCAGGGCGTCGAGCTCGGCCTGGGTCATGTCCCAGCCCATGAAGCCGATCACTGCGGGTCCAGGCCGAGGTAGTCCTCGACCGTGGTGAGGACGAACGCCTTGCGCCAGTTCTTCCCGCGCCGCTTGACCACGACGATGGACTCGACGTTCTCCAGGTCCAGGCCGCGGTGCTTGGCGAAGTTCTCCCGCTCGGCGATGGCCTCACCGAGGAACACGCCGGGCTCGAACTTGGCGTTCTTGGCCTCGATGACCAGGTACTTGCCGTCGCCCTCGCGGATGACCAGGTCGCCCTCGTCCTCCTTGCCGGCCAGGCGCAGGGACTCGACGTCGAAGCCCTCCTCGCGCAGACCCTCGCGCAGGTCCGACTCCCAGTCAGCACCCTTGCGCTTGTTGCGCCGGTTCCTCGCCGCGATACTGTTGCTCAACTTGCACACCACCTCCCAGTAAGACCGGGCTGGTGCCCGGCAATGTCTTGCGACAGTATCACACTACGAACCCATGGTCAACGCGACCTTGACCGGGCTCCACTCCTCGGCCGGCTGCGCCTTGGCGGCCTGAACGATCTGCCGGACCTCCGCCTTGCGGAAGCGCGTGTACTCCGGCTCACAGATCATCGTCGCGTAGCGCTGCGCGGTCGGATCGCAGGGCCCCATTCTTTGTTTGATGCACGCGACGTGGTACGCCATCGACGTGGGGTCGAGCGCCACGGACAGGGACAGCTCGGGCTTCTCCGACAGGCCACCCTTGACCTGGTCACGGCTCGGCGGGTTCCAGGGCGACGTCTTCGCCTCCCACGCCTTGTCGCTCGCGTGGTGCAGGATGATGACCGTGGCGCCCGTGTGGCGGGCCAGCTCGGTCGCGCCCTGCATGACGGCCATCTGCTCGGTGTAGTCCGACTCGGCGTTCTCGAAGTCCATCAGGTTGTCGAACACGATCACCTGCGGGTACTCGTCCCACAGCTCGACGAAGGCTTCCAACTCCTCGTCGACCGCCCGCCAGGTGATGGGGGAGCCGAAGGAGAAGGTGATGTTCAGCTCGGCCAGCGCGTCGATGTACGCCTGCCGGTACTTCCCGCCCTCCGCCATGCCGGCCTCGACCATCGCCGAGGTGTCCTTCGTCATCATCGACGCCAGCCGCGAGCTCGCGGTGAAGGCGGACATGTCCGCGCTGAAGTACAGCGTCGGCAGGTTCATCTGAGCAACCCAGAACAGGGCGAAGCCCGACTTCTGCGTGCCCGAGCGGCCGGCGATCATCACGACCTCGCCGTGCCTGGGCCTCACACCCATGGCGTACAGGTCGTCGAACGCCTCTACGCGCGGGAGTTCACGGCCCGATTCAGCATGGAGCGCCAGGGAGCGTCCTGGGGTGAGCACTGAGTGATCTCCTCTCCGTCGACAACGATGCGGCCGATGCCGGCCGCCTCGATCAAGGTGGTGCAGGCCGGGCACGGCTTGCGGGTCACGTACAACGTGGCGCCCGGCAGCTCGTACGGGTCTGCGTGGTAGATGGCGTTCGCCTCGGCGTGAATGGCCGGGCAGTTGGAGTAGTCGCTGTCCCGCTCGCACTCGTCGGTCGACAGCTTCCCTCGCGGGCAGTTACCCGCGGACGCACAGCCGGGGATGCCGGCCGGCAGGCCGTTGTAGCCAACGGCGAGAACACGTTTGGTCCGGCTGAGCAGCACGGCCCCCACCTGGGACCTCGAACAGTCAGCGCGCGTGGACACCGTGTGGGCGATCTCCGCAGCCCACTCGTCCCAGCTCGGTCTCACTGAGACCTCCTCCCTGCGGGCTGGCGCCCGCTCATCCCCCTCCTCTCTCTCGCTCCGGTTGCGTCACTTACACATCAGGGTCAGTCGAAGTCGGGCGCGTCCGCGAGGGCGGCCTCCGCCTCGGCCTCGCGCTTGTTCGCGTACTCGATCACGGCGTTGCGCACGGCCGCGTCGGTGAGCGGACGCCACACCCACGCCGGGTGCGCGCCGGGCTTCTTCGGGGGCACCTGGTCCAGGACCACGATGGTGGCGCCGCCGACGATGGTCTCCAGGTCGCGGGCGAGGATGGTCTGCTCGATCCTCTGGCCCTTGGTGACCTGCGGGGTGCCGGCCGCGAGGGAGGCCGCGTCCTGGAAGACGGTCACGTCCGCGAGGACGGAGTCCTTCGGGCCGTTCGGGGTGGGACGCTGACGCTCGTACTGGTGGACCTCCAGGAGGATGGCCACCGCGTTGACGTTGTCCTTCGGCTTGAACCAGCCGCCGCCCTGGACCGGGATGTCGATGAGGTTGAGAGCCACTGTGTCTGATCTCCTTCGTTCGTGCTCTGTCGAGCGATTACGGTGTGATGCGTTACTGCTGGGTGATGCAGCGGGACGGCATGTCGCCGACCTTCGAGAACGTCCACAGCCCGCAAGGGGCGGACGTCCAAGTCCAGATGCTCGCGGCGAGCATGGCGATCACCGCGAGGATGTAGCCCCAGTCGCCGGGCTTCACGCAGCGCCCTGGAGCGACTTGCCCTTCGCCTTCCAGGCCGCCATGACGGCCGGGTCCTTGAAGAAGGGCTGGTTCGCGGCCCACAGCTTCTTCAGGCCGTCGACCGTGGTCTGCTTCTCGATCTCCCCGAGGATGTAGGCGTTGGGGTCCTCGGCCTTCGGCTGCTCACTCGCTACACTTGCACTTCCGGGCCAGGGTCCGGACTGCACGTTGGCCGCAGCCGCCCACGGGTCCTCGGTCGGCTTGGCCGGCGCGGTGTTCGTCTCCTCCACCACCGTGGCGCCGAGCTGCGTGGCGACCAGGCCCTTGCCGTGCGCGATGTTCGTCGCGTTCACGACGATCGAGCTCAGGCTCAGTCCTCGCTGGGACTCGGGGTCCATCCCGAAGTAGTCCAGGATCTCGGCCCGGACCTCGGGGGTCGTTCCCTCGAAGACCACCCAGGAGTCGTCGTAGCCCTTGCCGTACTTGATCGTGACCTTCACGCGGTGTTGTGCTCCTCTCTCGCGGTGACGTTGTCCAACTTACACATTCAGTGTAAGTGTGTCAACCTCAGTTCATGTGGCCTGCGTCACGAAGGGCTTGAGCGCACCCTTCGTGGACCGGGTCTGCCTGATGGTGAGTGCGAGCTGTGCCGCCGCCCACCCGATTCTCAGGTCGGCCCAGTACAACTTACACACTCCCTCGCCCTGTGGCAAGTGGACGATGATGCCCCAGTCCTTGTTCACGGGGGGCAGCGGCGAGTACGCCGAGGCGGCCTCCTCGGCAGTGAACTCAGTCTTCTTCCATGCGGCGAACTCCTTCTTGTCCGAAGGGTTCACCGGGAACTTGGTGTGGTCGTACAGCATGCCGCGCGAGTACACCGCGAGCTGCGATGCCATCTTCAGCTTGCCGTACTCGACCGAGCCGGTCTTGGTGTCCGTGATGAAGTTGCCGGCGATCGGCTTGCCGTCCGGGCCCGGCCCCTCGTAGTACGACAGGCGGTCGAACGTGCCGCCGACCTTGAGCTCGGGCACGATGACGAACTGCTCGAC